CACGTACGGCGCAGTGGCCGCCAGGGCTGCGGCGGCGGCCGCCGGCGCCGCGATGGGGCCCGTGATCGGGATCGCAGCAGTCGAAGCGTAGGCTGCGATTGCCGCCTGGGCCGACATGGCCACTGCGTTACCGGTCAAAGCAGCAGTGGACGACTGGCTCGTGGCCTCGCCGACAAGCTTCTGGGTGGCCTGGTACACCAGCCACTGCGCGGCCATGCGGGACAGCGTGTCAATCACCGTCTCGCCCATGGACACAACGAGGTTCTTCACCGAGTCGGTCAGTGATTCGTTTCCCTTCACCAGATCGGCGATGCTCTCAGCCACGTCGCCGGTGGTGGTGTCCAGGAAGCCTGTCACCGCATCGTAGGCGTGCTGGTTCGCGTCTGCCGCCTTCGTGGCGTAATCGGCCCAGGCATCGGACATGCCTGCCTGCCAGTCGCCCCTGAGCTCATCGAGCTTGCGGTAGTGATCCTGCTGCATCCGGAGCCGCTCATCCAGCGCAGACTGAAGACTCTTGGTCTCCGCCTTGTAGAGGCTCTCGGTGATGTCGCCGGACTGGTACTGCTCGAACAGCGCCTGCCGCTGTTTCTGGTAGTCGGCCTCGATCTGAAGAAGGTCTCGCGCTCGCTCCCTGGCCTGCGCACCTTCCCCGGCCCCGACAAACTCAACCGCCAAGGCAGCGCGCGCGTTATCCAGCGCTGCCTGCGCGTTCCGTGCGAATTCAGCGGATTTGGCGGCCTCCTCGTTGGCCAGCTTCACTGCTGCGAGGCGATCCAGCGTGCTTGCCAGCCCCCGCAGCCGCTCCTTCTCCTGTGCGTTGAGGCCCTTCAGAGCGCCTTCGGCCAGGTCGAAGTTAAGTTTCTGGAGTTCGGTGGCCTTGCCTGACTTATCGGTGCTGGTATCGAACAGCTCGATCTGGCGCTTCAGCTCGAGACCGGCGGCCGCATAGGCTCGCTGCAGCTGCTTGTACGCTTCTGCCCGCTTCTTGGCGTTCTCAGCATCGCCCGCCGCGGCTGTGGCCGCCTTTCGAGCTGCCTCAGCCGCGGCTTCAGGTGTTCCTGCCGTGGTGTCCACCGTGGCAGTGACGCCCTTGAAGTTCTCGGCGAGGTAGCGGCTCGTCAGCTCTCGCTGAATATCCAAGCGCTGCTGGGTCAGGCCGTTGATTCTCTTGAGGCGCTCTTCTTCCTGGGCACCGGTGAGCGGCAGCCCCAGGAAACCGGAGGTCGTCTTCTGTTCGAGCTTCAGTCGCTCGGTCAGCGTGGCAATCTGCTGGTTCAGCGCGCCTTCGCTCGCATCTTTCAGCGCCCCACCGGCATCAAGCCGTGACAGATCACGGGTCTTGGCGATGAACTCGACAAGCGAGCCAGTGAGCCGCAGAAAGTTACCGGTGGTATCTACCGCATAGGAGATGAGCTTGTCGAACCCATCCTTGGTGCGCGGATCATTGAGTGCCGTGGTCAGCTCGTTCACAGCGGTGGTGGCGCTACCGAGACTTCCATCCTTTGCCGTCGTGAGGTCGTCTAGTGCGTGACGCAGCGCCTTCAGTGCGCCGCTGAAGGTGTCACGGGCTGCCTGGGCGGCACCTCCGTAGGACTCTTCGAGGATCTCCAGAATCATCACCTGGGCCTCGCCTTCCTTGCCGGCCTTCACCAGCTCATCAATGGTGCCACGCACCTCCTTCGTGAAGGCCGCTCCGAAACCCGACTGCGCCAGTGCTGCGGCGGCCTTGCCCGGCGACTCCAGCGCGCGGCCGATGGTCTCCGCTGACTGACTCACGCTGATGCCCAGCCGAGCCGACTGGTCGATGATGGCCTGCATCGCGCGGGGGATGTTTGTCCCCAATACGCCAGAGTAGGACAGCAGTCGCGTCTGAGCCTCGACTATCTCGCCACCGCTGAACGTGGACTTGGACGCAAGGGTGTCCGCCATATCCAGCAGCTGCTGGCGGGTGTATCCAGCAGCGCCGCCGGTCGATTTGATGATCGCATCGAGCTGGGCAACTTCTTGCTCGGCGGCCGCGCTGTTGGTGATCACCTTGGCGATGCCGGCCGCCAGGCCGGTTACACCCGCAGCGATTGCCGTGCCCAGGGCAACGCCGGCCATCTTCGCCTGCTTTTCTACATTCTTGCGCCACTTCTCCGTCTGGCGCTCCGACTTGTCCAAGCCGGAGGCAAAGCCGCCGATCTCGGCAATGACGTCGATGGTCAGCGTGCCGAGAGAACGTCGTGACATGTGCAGTTATCCCCAGCTCGCCATCGCCTCTTCAAGGCCGATCGGCTCCGCTCGTTGAAATCGAAGGAAGTCAGTTACTTGGAATGCCGGGGCTGACGGCTTGCGCTTGCTGTTGGCGAACAGGCTGGCCAGCAGGCCAGCGTTCCAGTCGGCGCGCATCATCGGGTTCAGGCCTCCGTGGCGTTCCCGGTATGCAGCCCAGAGCCTCACCTCACGAGCGCTGAGGCGTTCCTTCGCCACAGCAATGGTCTCGCCGCCGATGCCGTTCAGCACCAGCTCGCACCAGAACTCGTCTTCGGGTGTTAGCTCGTAGCTTTTCCCAGCGAGTTCACCTCGCCGATGGCGCTCAGCAGCGCCAAGGTCAGTGCGCCATCCAGGGCTCCACGTTCCGCGTCCGACGTGCCGGTGATATCGGCGACGGTGAACACGGGCTTGCCCTGCTCATCGCAGATGGAGGCGGCGATACGGCCGGCCACGCCATCCTCGCGGCCGCCGATGGCCAGCACATCGGACACTGCCGACTGGAAACCCAGCGGACGCACGTACACCGTGGCCGTGAACTCCTGCTCGCCCTGGCGCCAAGTGATCTCCTTCTCGACCGGACGGCCCGTGAAGGCGCCGGCCTGCAGCAGGCCAGCGATCGACAGGGATACAGCCTTTCTCTTTTGGACGGGCGCCGGTGGCGCCGCCCGCTTCCGGCTCTGGGTCTTCGCAGCGGTCACGGAGCCACCGCCTTACGGACCCAGACGCCAGCGCCAGAGCGCTGCAGGCTCGCAGCGGTGGAAACCACAGCGTTGCCCTGGAAGTCGAAGGGGAAGTCGGCGACGTAGCCGAGGAACGTGTACCAGGTCCTACCCTCGGGCAGCACCATCTCCGGCTCGCTGTTGCGCTGGGCCGTTGCCGCCGCACCGGTGCCGGAACCGCCATTGAAGGCCACCGTCGGCACACTCGTGTAGCCGGTGCCCGGATTGGTGATGGAAACCCCGATCACCGAGCCGCTGTCCACGATGGCGGTTGCCGTGGCGCCGCTGCCGCCGCCGCCCGTCAGGGTCACGGTCGGCGCGCTGGTATAGCCAGTGCCGCCGCTGGTGACGTTGACGCCGCTGATGGAGCCGCCCGGCGCCAGCGTGGGGGCGATGTCCACGCCATCAGACCAGCCGATAGCCCACTGGATCTTGTTGTCGGAATCGTCCTCACCGAGCTGCCACATCAGGTAGTGACTCTCGTTGCGAGGGTCTGCGTTGATCGTGACCGAAGCCTGCCCAGGCGTGCGCAGGCCCTTCTTGTAGGAACGTGCCTTGGTCTCGGACAGGCAGGTGTCTTCGATCTGGTCCGCCGGGTTCGCGCCCGGGTTGAAGTTGGTGATGCACTCGATCTCGCGGATCTGGCCATTGATCAGGCCGTACAGCTGGGTGCCTTGCGTCAGCATGCTCATGAATGTCTCCCTGCGGGCATAAAAAAACCCCGCAGTGCGGGGTGTGGGTGGGTGAAACGGTCGAACGTCTTCAGCGCGGCACGAGCCAGTCCACGTCAAACGAGTAGCGGTACAGCTTGGTTTCGGGGTCCATCACCTGGTCACCCCAACGCGTCACGTAGGCCTGCCCCTCGATCGCGTCGCGGATCGCTCGGGCCGCGGTCTGCAGCGACTCGGGATCGTTGTGGTAGACGTCGATCTGCAACGAGTACCCGTCAACATCTGGGCGGTCCCGGAGGTACTGGGCGGGCTCCCCGCCGATGGTCTGCCACACCACGTAGGGCCGTGCCGGCGGCTTCTCGACCAGTCCGAACGGATACACCCGGGTGGGATTGGCCCCGAACAGAGACAACACCACAGCACTGGCGGTGCAGGCCTCAAAGATGGGGGCGATCACTTCTGTGCTCCCTGTGCCTGCTTGGCCAGTGCCCGATCAATGCCTTCGCTCAGCTTCGTGGCAAACACGTCAATCGCCTTCTGCCCTGCCTGAGACGCGACCGGCCGCAAAAAAGGTCGTGCCGCCGTCTGCTCGGTTCCGAACTCGAGGAACCGCCAATACCAGGTATCTCCACCGGGATTGGCTGCGCTGCCGAGCGTCTTGTAGGTCTGACCGACCCGCCGGCGCCGTACGTTCAGTACGGTCTTACCGTACTTCCGCGCACCGCCAAGGACACCCAATCGAAATGGCAGGACGCCATCACGCTTGAATGCTCTCGAATTCCATCGAATATCGATGTTTTTCCAGATCTCTTCCGGGGTCGTTGGGTCGTCAAGCTTTCTTGCATTCTCTCGCGCCTGATCGCGAAGCACTCGCGACGCCGCGCGCAGCGCCGTCCTCCCCGCGCGGAAGTTGACCTCCGCCTTCAGCCCCTTCATGCGCTCTCGAACACCGGCGAGGCCGCTGACGTCGAACCGGATGTCGTCAGCCATCGTTGACCCCCTCGCTGCATGGCAGCGTCATGTATTCCAGCCCGCTGACCGGGTCAGCCAGCACGCCGTGCACGTTGTAGACCTGCCCCCTGTGGATGATGCGGCTCTTGTCGGTGACGCCGGCACGGTGCCGGATGGTGATGCGAGCGGTCACCTCGCTGTCGATGGCCTGGGCGGCCACGAACTCGCGGACGGACGACGGCACGACTTCTGCGAACACGGTGGCCAGATCAGTCCACGTCGTGATGGGTGCGCCGGATCTGGGATCCTGGCTCTCCACGGGGTTCTGTATCAGGACTCGGTGGCGGAGGCGGCCAGCGGCGATCACAGTGGCTTCCCGCTCATGTAGGTGCCAGACGCCGGGTCAGCCTCCACGTCTTCGCTCTGGCATACGTAGTCCATCAGCCGGTTGGTCGCTTCGGCGTTCTCCGCCAGTGCCTGCGCCAGGGCCATCATCGCTTCCGCCTGTGCCATCTGTGCTGCGGCCGACGCCGTCAGCGCTTCCGACAGCTCGTTTTGCTCGTTCATGGGCAATTCCCATCCATTTCAACAGCCAGGCCCTGCGCTGCAGACAACCTTGGCAGGCCACGTCAAACCCCCAGCCCGACCCGGTAGGGCCAGAGCAGGCTGCGGGTGCCTTCCTTCATCTCCGAAACCGCGCTGCCGGTGATGACGTTTTCGCGGTTCGCATACAGGTGGCCGAGGGTGAGGAGCACCGCTGCACGGATCGCGTCATTGACGACGATCGGGTCGCAGCCCGCGGTGCCGTTAAGCACCGCAGCTGCCAGCGCAGCCTCGTCCTCGTAAACCCGCCGATTCAGGAACTCCTGAGCGGCTTCCTCTGCCGCTCCGCCGTAGAGCGTCAGCATCTGGTCGTCGTCACTATCGACCCGGCAGTGCTGCCGGGCCTGTTCGATGGTCACCAAGCGCATGGCTCAGGCCTGGGCCGGAGTTGCGGCCTTGATGGCGGCTTCAAGCGCTTCAACCACCGTGGCACGAGCTTTGTCGCCCTTGGCAGTTTCCGCCTTCAACGCTGCGTCAAGCAGAACGAGGTCTGTCACCGCGGCAATCGCCGCGATGGCGTCGGCAGCCTTCTGGCGGACCAGCTGAGTGCCATCGTTGGTCTCGCTCGCCGGCGCCGCGGGGCCGCCACCGGCAGGGGCGGTCTCCCCAGCCAGCTGCACGAGGCCGCGCTTGGCCAGCAAGTCTGCGTGTTGGGCGGATACGTCGAACTGCGCGCCGCGGCTGCGGCTTCCGTGGTGTTCGAACGAGGTGAGTGCAATGACCTTGGCCATTTTTCGGTTCCTTCGTCAGGGGAAGCGCCCGGGGCTACCGGGCGCTTCAGGGGATCAGCCGCCGGCGCCCGCGCCATCGGTGACCGGCAGGCCGTCGAAGCCGCCCTTCACCAGGGCCTCGGGGCGGAAGACGGTCAGGCCCACGTCCTCTTCGCAGAGGATGGTGACCATGTTCTTGACGAAGTTGTCGCGGTCCTGGTTGGAGACAGTGATGTTCGCCTGCTCGCGGTCCCAACCCTGGGCGGCCATTTTGAACGCACCGGTCAGGAAGTCGCCCATGTCCATCGCCTTGGTCGCCACGACCGGGCGCGCCCAGAGGCCCGGCACAGCCAGGCCGCGCGGAGTGGCGAACAGGTAAGCGTTCTCGGTGGTCTTCGACAGCTCGATCGTGGTCCAGTCGACCGGATTGAGCACGATGCCATCGGCTTCGTACTCGGCCAGGGTGACCTGCAACATTGCGATGCGCAGACGGTCGATCGCGGTTTCGTTCTGCACGACCACGCCCGGGTTGGCGTACACCGAGGCCTGGGTGTACAGCCCGTTGATGTTCAGGCCGACACCCGATCCCTTCAACAGCTGGGCTTCTTCCTTCAGCTTCAGGCCGTACATCAGGCGGCCATTGATATAGGCCTGCAGCTGGCCGGCATCGCGCAGGACCTGCTTGGATGCGCGGATCCAGTGCGCGATGGTGGCGACCTTCGCCGAGTCCAGTTCGAACGCCAGATCGGACTCGGGCTTCGGGTTGGTCGGGTTCTCGGCGACGACGTCGGCGTTGTTGGTGAAGCCGGTCTCACGCACGTACTCGATGCTGTCCGAGGTCGTGGTGCCCCAGCTGAGCAGATCGCGCAGGAAGAGGCGCTGATTCGGCGTCGCCACCACGCCCGGCACGCGCTGCGGCTCAATCAGGGTGCCTGCGGAGGCATCCTCGCGGGTGATCGCGGCCTTGACCGTGAAACTGCCCTGCATGCCCGGGTTGAAGTTCTTGCACACGTCGGAGGTCGCCACGACCTCGCCGATGGTGCGGGACTTGGCGGGCACCCCGCCGCCCTGCTCGAGCTTCGCGATCACCTGCTGGGCTGCCTGCAGGTTGGCCTGCAGCTCGCCCTGCGCGACCAGCAGCTGGTCGACCTTCGCCTTCGTTTCTTCGGACAGCTGCGCGTGCGCGCTGATGTCGGCCTTGGCCTGCTCCGCGTGCTTCTTCAGCTGTTCATTCACCTGCCCGAGGCTGGCGTTGATGTTCTTGATGTCGTCGTCGATCTGGGCCATTGAGGCTCTCCTTACAGGATGGTGGTGAGGTTCGCGGCCAGCGCCGCGGTGGTCGTGAAGCCGGCAGCGTCACGCTGGCCGTGTTCGGTGGGCTCGCCCTCACCGCTGCCAGCGGGTTCACCCGCGCTGGACTTGAATTGGCTGATCAGTCGCATTGCCTCGGACTTGGGCATCCCAGATGCCCGCAGCGCGGCCTCCATCCTGCGAACAGCTGAGGCGTTCTTGCCGTCGTCGGTCTTGCTGATCTCGTCGGAGTCGAGCAGCGAATCGGCGAAACCCTGCGATACGGCAGCGCTGCCGCCAATGTAGGACTCGCGATCCATCAGCTTCTGCATCGCCTTGACGTCTTCGCCGGTGCGGGCCGCGTAGACGTCCGCCATCGCTTGGTCGAAAGGCTCCAGCTGAGCGGCGATCTCGCGCAGCTCATGCCGGTTACCCGCTGCGAGCAGCCAGCAGTTGTGGATCATCAGGAAACCGGCGCGCGCCACCTGGACCTGATCGCCGGCCATTGCAATGATCGAAGCGGCGGAGGCGGCGATTCCCATGACCTTCACGGTCACCTCGCCGGGGTGCTCTCTCAGCATCGAGTACATCGCCAGGCCTTCGAACATGTCGCCACCGGGCGAGTTGATCGCCACAGTCACCGGCCCTTTGCCGAGAGACCGCAGGGCGGCTGACATCCGTTTGGCGGTGAAACCACCACCGGTCCACCAGTCTTCTCCGATCACGTCGTAGATGCCGATCGTGCGATCCTCTTCGCTTTCGGCTGCGGCGCGAATGCTGGAATCCCAGCGATCAAACGCAGACGGCGCGATATAGCTACGCACGTCCATCTGCGGGCGTCCGCTAGGGACGCCCGGGGTTGCACGGAGGGTCATCTCTTATTCCTTGCTGGTGGCGTCAGGCACGCCGAGGAAGGCACGCATCGATGCGCGGGCGGCGTTGCCGTCTTCGGCCTGGCCAAGCTTGTCCAGTGGCGCCAAAGCCGTTTGGACCGTGAGTACCGCTGCATTGCCGCCCATGGGCTCCCGGTCTTCCAGTTCGCGGACTTCGTCGCGCGTCAGGATCCCGTTGTTGACCATAGCGGCGTAGAAGGAAGCGCGGCCGGCGCTATCAGCACGCAGCAACCCTTCCACCGCAAACTTCGGGTAGTACCGGAGCCGCTCCGCCGGCGTCAGAAGATCCTTGCTGATCGCCTGCTCGATTCGGCGGAGCCACGGCCCCAGGGTAAAAGTGAGGAAGCCGATCATCTGCTGCTCGATCCCCGTCCCCCAGCTGGTGGACTTCTCGCTGTGACCGACCATGAACGGCGGTACGCGGAACCAGCGGCAGATTTCCTCAACCGAGAATGCGCGTGACTCGAGCAGCTGCGCGTCGGACGGGTTGATGCCGATCGTCTTGATTTCCGAACCGGCCTCGAGGATGACCGGACGGCCGGCATTCACCGCTCCGCTCAGTGCCTCCAGCGTCTGGCGAGCGTCGTTGCGCTGATCAGGCTTCAGTGTGCTCGGGTAGGTGATTGCCGTGGTCGGCAGCAAGCCCTTGGAGAACGTCGAACTAGCAGCCATGTCGGCACCGATCGCCGCGCCGAACACCTCCGCACCGTAGCCGATGACGGAAACGCCTTCCTTTCCATCGAGAGAGAAGCCAGGGATGCTCCAGACTCTATCGTTGGAAATCTCGCGCTGGGTGCCGTTCTCGTCGGTGTATCGCCACACCTTGACACCGTCGCGGCGGAACGAGGTAAGGCGGTCCGGGTGCAGGAACTGCAGTCCGATCACCTTGCCGCCGATCATCAGCTTTTCGCAGCGAGCGTTCCCGCGCAGGAGCATCGCCGCCACGCTCGCCTCCCAGTGAACCGCCGCAGTGGTGTCGGCATTCGGTTGGTCGTGGAGGATGAACTGTAGCGGATGATGGCTCGCTACCCGCTTCCCGCTGCTGGTCTTCTCGTACATCGAGAGTGGCAGCGTGGAGATGGTCTCCGAGATTAGACGGACGCACGACCAAACCGCTGACAGTTTCAACACCGTCTGGTGGTTGACCGGAACACCAGCATTCGAACTCGACCCGAAGAACTCAGCCCAGAGGTCGCCATCGGTCAGGTGAACAGGTACGCCCAGCCATTTCAGTGCCGCCGCACGCAAGCGGCCCGGCTTGGCTGCCTTGGTCTTCATCCGATCACCGGACTGGAAATGAAGTCGCTGGCGTCGTCCTGGACAGCGGTAGGCATGCTGATACCAATCGCCATTAGCAGTGTCGCCATGTCATCGATCTTGTCCGGCGATCGCTTCTTGTCGGGCTTCATGTTCAGGTTTCCGTCTTTCACAGCGATGAGGTTGGAGGCACACCAGTTCAGGACCTGGTCGTTCCCATGGCAGACCTTCTTTCCGATGTATGCCCGCTCCAGCTCCTGCATTGCTGGGTGGTAATTCTTCGTGGTCTGGTTGAACTCAACCAGCGGGTGACCATCGGCCAAGAGGCGCTGCGCAATTTCAGCTGCGTTCCATCGGTCGTAGGCGATCGCCTGAGGACCGAATCGGTCGATGTCCTCACGGATCCTCGTCTCCACCACGCTGTAGTCGGTGACCTCCCCTTGGGTGGTCTCGATCAACCCAGCCGCCACCCAGCCCGCATACGGAACCACGCCGCGCTCCGTGCGCGCACGCACCGCGTCCGCCGGAACGAATCTCCGGCCCCATGTGTAATAGACGTCATCCACCTTCCACACCAGGCGCCATGACGTCATATCCAGCGTGCTGGCCAGATCGAATGCGGCCCAGCAGGGTTGCCCAGCGAGCCAGTCAAGATCGACGGCGCCGCCGCACTTCTGCCACTTCGTCAGGTCCACCCAGCCGGTGGCGGAGGACGCAGGCCGGTTGAGTCGCTTGATCTTGAACTCGGCCAGCTTCGAGGGCATCTGCCGCGCCTCGACGGCCTCCTTGCGGATGGCCTTCAGCAGGTGCGGGTTCGCGTCCATCAGCGGGTTGGCCTTCGGCCAGGCTGATTCGTCGAACTCGTCGTCGTCATCGTCGACAGCGAAGAACACCACCAGGAAGTGGTCGGCCGAGTCGCCCAAGATGCCCTGAAGCACCTGCTTGGCGAACTGCCTGATCTCGCCCCACGGCCCCGGGTTCGTGTAGCCCTCGGTCGTGGTGTAGAGCCACAGCGGGTTGCTGCGTGCGCCTGCCGCCGACGTCAGCACGTTCAACAGGTCCGCCGATTTGTGAGCGTGGATCTCGTCCAGGCCCACATGCGACGGGTTCAGGCCGTCCTGCGTGCTGGCCTTGGAGTTGATGGGCTTGAAGGTTGCGCCCGTCTCCACCCGGCTGATCGCGTTGGCCCAGCACGCAAGCCCGAACGCTTCCTGCAGGTCAGACGTCTTCTCGGTCATCCGCTTGGCGACGTTGAAGATGATCCGCGCTTGGCTGCCGGTCGTGGCCGCCGAGATGATCTGGGCGCCCTCTTCCTCTTCACAGCACTGGCAGTACAGCAGGATCGCCGCGGCCAACGTGGACTTGGCGTTCTTGCGGGCAACCGCGAACAGCGCCGAGGTGAAGCGCCGGCTGCCATCGAGGTTGCGGAAGCCGAACAGCTGCACCACGAAAAACACGTGGGACCGGTGCAGCTCGATCTCCGGCCGTGCCCACTTCCCTTCAACGTGCGGCAGCTTCTCGATGAAGTCGCATGGGTCGCATGCGTGCCACTCATCGAACAGGAACGGAGGCCGCTTCCGCTTGGCACGCTTGAGGTCCGCGAGGAACCGCTTGCCGGCCAACCGAATCCACTTACCAAACTTCTTGCCCTTCTTGTCGGCTACCGCCTCTTCGGCATAGGCCGTGGCGATGCCAACGTAATCACGCACGGGTCTTCCGCTTCGCCCCGTTATTGGCGAATGAATTTCCCGTCTTTTCGACATCGCCGGACGGCCTGACCTTGCCCTGGGCGACTGGCGTCAGCCCGAAGTCGTTCATCAGGCCGCGCAGCTGGGACACCATCGAAGCCACCGGCGCCAAGCCGGCCGAGTAGAGCTGCACGGTGTTGCCATGCAGCGCGCACAGCTGGCCGAAGGCAGAAAGCCCTGCCTCGGTAAGCAGCTTGTTCGCGTGCAGGATTGGCGCCAACCGGTCCCATTCCTTGATAGCATGCGCGTTCGGCAGCCAATCAGGCGCCGAGGGGACATCCGACACGAGTGGTAGATCGACCGACGCCGCGGGTTCACGATCCGGACGGTCCGTCCCCGCCACCACTTTCAGCGATGTCGGCTTACGAGGATTTCCCATGGTTCGTTCCATCAGCGCAACGGCTGAACTGATAAAAATGGTTTTTCCCAACTGACGGTGGGAAAGAACGGGCGACCGTATGGTCAGATGAGAATGACTCTCAAACTTTTGACCTCCCCCCACCCCTTCTGTTAATTTTTCGTTAAATCGCGTTCTATTTATGGAACACGCGCCGACCGCACGGCGTTCCCGAATCCGCCGTCTTCCCTAGCCGTTTTGGCGTCATGGCAGCGCTTGCAAAGGGCCTGCCAGTTGTCGGTGTCCCAGAACAGCGCCTGGCAGCGTTTGTGCGGCTTGATGTGATCGACCACCGTGGCGAGCCTCACACGGCCGGATCGCTGGCACTCCGCACAGAGCGGCGCGCGTTTGAGAAACGTCTCGCGGGCCTTCTGCCATCGCCCGCCATAGCCGCGCTGTGCAGTGGTGAGTCGAACCGCCTCAGCCGGGACGTGGGCCACGGCGCCCGCGCTGTGCGGTCGATGCTTCGGGGCACGCGCAGGCATTAACGGTCCGCCTGGATCACGGCTTGGCAGGCGCGGAGCTGGTCGTCGGCGTCACGTCCGATTCGAACAACTCGGCCCGCAAACTCTTCTCGGCGCTGGGTGGCCGCATCACGTTCGAGGGTGCCGGCTGCGGTCTGGGACAGAAGATCGGTGTGGCACGCGGCGAGGTCGTTGCGCAGGCGGAGAGCGCCAGAGCGCAGGTCAGCCACAACAGCATCAACGACGGCTGGGGCCGCAGCGCGGTCTTCTTCATGCTTCGCTCCGATGGTGACCATGGTTTCGGCCTGGGTGTGCTCGGTCGCGCGGGCCTTGTTGACCTGCTCCACCACCGCAGCGCTGGCGCCTGCCTGCTGTCGGGCTTCTGCGCCCTCGGCGCGGTCGCCGCGCCAGGACCAGCCCGCCCAGAAGGACAAGGCCATCGCCACGGCGGCGAGCAGGGCATAAAGACGGATCATCAGGGCATCTCCGGCGGGATCACCGCGCCGACCTGGCGCATGGCCGACTCCAACGACATGACACGCAGCCTCAGTCGGTGTGCCTCTTCCTGCGCAGTCATGCGCAACTTGATTTCCTCGGCCAGCTGCAGCGTGGTCGCCGCCTGGGATTCCTCCAGCGACTTCACGCGCTGCACCAAGCCGTTCAACAGGTCGACGTTGGCGTCCGTCTCGGTCCGCTCTTTGCGGCGGGAGAGCAGCGCCCCCCACGTTTCCCTTGCCACCCAGAACGCGGCGAGACCGCCGGCCATCCACCACGGGACGGTTTCCTCGGTCATGACACGACCACGCCACCGGCTTTGCGGTAGGCCGCCAGCAGGTCATCCATCTTCCGCTCGTGCTGCCCATACCCGGCGCCCGGCAGGCTCGCCCAGATGTTGCGGACGAAGCCGATCGCCTTGACGACATGGCCGGCCTTGATCAGGTCCAGCGCCCTCCGCTCCCTGATCTGCTGAATAGCGATCAGATCCTGGCTGAGCGGAGAAAAGTCCTTCAGCCCCAGCAGACGGCGATACGCGTCGTAGTACCGCGACAGCAGCTGATAGCGCCCGGCCGCGGTGGACTTGATGCCCAGCTTGGGCAGCGACACCAGCTCGCGGGGGTGGTCGGCATAGCCGGTGAACAGCCTGCCTCCCACTATCACGTCATAGCCGTGGTCCTTGGTGGGCTGCTTGCCGTTGTCGGTCCCCTCGGACCAGGCCAGCATGTCCAGGAACGCCACGACGTTCACGCCGCCTGCTTGTTGGGGAGTGATGCGAGCCATGGGCCTTCTCTGTCAGGGCGCCCGCCCCGCCGCCGGCTGGGCGCAAGGGTTGATCCGGTCTGGGAAGCGGGCAAAGAATAAGCCCGGCTCAGTGGCCGGGCATAGTCGCGTGCGATGGTAGGAATTTACTGGTAAAAGTGCGGAGGTGTCACCTCCGCAGATCACAAGGACGAATCATGCACCGGCTCAACCACTATTACAGCGTCAGGCCCGACCACGTCTCCGCAGTCGGAGAGGTTCATCCGGTTCCGAATCGGAGCCCTCTTCATGCGTACGACCTGCTCCTCATTGGCGGCCAAACCATCTCGATAAGCGGCACCAAAGAGGAGATGGACGACTCGCTGACCGCCATCATCCGCGAGATTGACAGAATCGATGGTGCGCCGCTCTAAGCGGCGCGGCTAAGGGCCGCTCGCATATGCCATGCGGCCTCCTG